CGCCGAGTACCGGTGGCAGCGGCACCTCGGCCTGACCGACTCCCAGGCGTTGTCGGCCGCCACGGTTCGCGCGCAGGAGATGGTCGGCACCGACCTGGGGCTCGCGCACCAGCACCAGATCCGCCGCTTCAACCAGAGCCGCAACATCACCCGCTACCGCAGGGTCATCCGCTCAGAGAAGTCCTGCGGCCTGTGCGTCGCAGCGTCCGACCGGATCTACTCCAAGAGCGACCTGCTGCCGATCCACTCGCGCTGCCGCTGCGGCGTCATCGCGGTCACCGCGAACACCGACCCCGGCTCGCAGCTGAACGACGACACGCTGCGGGAGCTGTACGCCGCAGCCGGGTCCACCACCGGCCCAGCCCTGAAGAAGGTGCAGGTCGAGGTGTTCGAGCATGGCGAGCTCGGCCCGCAGCTGCGGGTGGCCGGCCAGCACATCCGCGGACCCGCACAGGTCGCCGCGGCCTGAACGTCCTGCGCACCAGCGCGGGCGGCCCGACAGGGGCCACACCACCTCACCCGACAGGGAGAACAGCATGCCCAAGCGCGCCCAGTTCGCGTCCGCGTTCCCGCTCACCGGTGGACCCGTGTCCCCCGAGCAGATCCTCGCCTTCCACCGGGCCCGCTTCGGCGCCACCCGCATGGACGGCGCATCCGACGACGCGGCCAAGGCCGCCGCCGACGCGCAGGCAGCAGCCGACAAGGCGGCCGCCGACCAGGCCGCAGCGGAGAAGGCAGCCGCTGACGCGAAGGGGTTCCCCGAGAGCACCCCCATCGCGGAGATGACGGCCGAGCAGCAGGCCGCCTACTGGAAGCACCAGGCGCGCAAGCATGAGGACGCCGCCAAGGCCCGGAAGGACTACGACGAGGTCGTCGCCGAGCGCGACCGGCTCAAGGCCGCCACACAGACCGAGGCCGAGAAGGCAGTCGAAGAGGCGAAGGCCGCAGCCCGCAAAGAGGCGCTGCTCGAGTCCGCGCCGAAGCTGGTCGCGGCCGAGTTCAAGGCCGAGCTGAAGGGCAAGCGCACCCCCGAGCAGATCACTGCCCTGCTCGAGCCGCTCGACCTGAAGAGATTCCTCACCGACACCGGTGAGGTGGACACCGACAAGGTGTCGCAGTACGCCGCCGGCCTCGGCTCGGCGGGATCGACCTGGCCCGACACGGGGCAGGGGAACCGAGGCGACAGAGCACCCGCCAAGGGTGTCGCTGCAGGAGCCGACCTCTTCGCCGAGTCCCGCGCGAAGAAGACCAAGACCACCTGATCGAAAGGAACGACCATGCCTCGTCTCAAGACTGAGACCATCGGCGCGGGCGACCAGTCCTGGCTCGGGTCCTCGCACGGCATCCACGAGTGCCGCACGGAGATCCTGGACGTGTCCGCCTTCACCGCCGGAACGCACTACCCGAACGGGTACATCCCGTCCGGCACCCCCGTCGCCAAGGTCGGTGGGCTGCTCGTGCCCTACGACTCCACCGAGGCCACGACCACCAACGCTGGCGTGCTCGCCGGCCACCTCTTCACCGACCAGCCGGTCGTCGGCACCGCGGACTTCGGAGTCCCGCTGCTCGACCACGGCCGCGTGAAGACCGCCAAGGTGCCCCAGGGCGTCCAGGCGTTCACCGCCCCCGTGGCCGCTGCCAAGCGCGCCAACACGACCATCGTCTACGTCTGAGGAGGCCTGAGTCATGCTCTGGACCGACATCATCGACCCCGCCACCCTCACCGGCTACGCGCGTGCCGCGCTCGCCGACTACGAGGCGCGTCGTGGCACCCTGGCCCGCTGGCTGCCGAACCGTGAGGTGGCCGACATCGTCGCCCGCTTCATCGTCGGCGACAACGGCCTGGTGAACGTCGCGAAGTTCCGCGCCTACGACGCCGAGCCGGAGATCGGCAAGCGTCGCCCCCGCAAGCGCGTCACCCTCGAGCTCCCCGCTCTCGGCCAGGACATCCCGGTGTCCGAGTACGAGCAGCTGCGGGCCCGTGGTGGAAGCGTGTCCGACGCGGAGGCGCTGGCCGCCATCCAGTCCGCCACGGACGCCGTCGTCCGCTCCGTCGCGGACTCCATCGAGCGCCTGCGTGGCGTCGTGCTCTACACGGGCAAGGCAACCATCGCGGAGATCGGCGCCGACGACGACTTCGGTCGTGCGGCCGGCCACACGGTCACCGCGCCGGCCGCCTGGTCCGTCGCAGGCACCGACGCGCTCGGCCAGCTCACCGGCTGGACGGACACCTACGTCGACACCAACGGCGAGATGCCGGGTGCCATCGTGATGTCCACCCGCGCCGCACGGTCGCTCGCCAAGCTGGACCAGTTCAAGACCCAGCTGCTCAACGGCGCGAGCCGCCCGGCGACCCTCGAGGACGTCAACAACACGATCACGGCGGCTGGTCTGCCGGAGATCGTGCTGTACGACCGGCGCGTGTCGGTCGACGACGTCACCACGAAGGTCATCCCCGACGACCGGGTGCTCCTGCTCCCAGCCCCCGTCGAGACGGACGACTTCATGGGCACCCAGCTCGGGGCGACGTTCTGGGGTCGCACCCTGACCTCGACCGACTCCGACTGGGGCATCGAGTCCGCGGAGCAGCCCGGCCTGGTGGCCGGTGTCTACCGCAACCCGAAGCCCCCGATGGGCATCGAGGTCATCTCGGACGCGATCGGCCTCCCGGTCCTCGCGAACGCGAACCTGTCCTTCGCGGCGGACGTCCTCTGATGGCGGGTCGCAAGCTCGCCAGGAACGTCTACGTCGACGGTGTGCTGCACCTCGCCGGCAGCACGCCCGAGAAGGACGTCGCCGAGCAGATCAGCAACCCGAAGGCCTGGGGCGACACCGCCAGCGAGGACGCTGCGGCGTTCCCCGAGGGCGACCCGTCGGACTCGTGGAAGGTCGACGAGCTCAAGGCGTACGCCGAGAGCAAGTCGGTCGACGTGTCCGAGGGGAAGAACAAGTCGGAGATCCTCGCGATCCTCGGCAAGGCCTGACCGACCGAACCTGAAGGGGTGGTGAGCTCGTGAGCATCAACGTGACCGCGGATGAGATTCGCGAAGCGGCCTACGGGCTCACCATCCCTGACGGGGACGTCGTCAACACGAAGATCGACCGGCTCGTCGCGAAGGCGATCAGCCGGCTGCCTGGCGGCCGGTCCCAGATCGAGGCGCGCATCGCCGCAGGCACACTGGACGAGGAACTGACCCGGGGCGTGATCGAGGACATGGTGATCCGTGTCCTGCGCAACCCGCGCGCCCTGCGGTCGACGTCCATCGACGACTATTCGGAGACCATCGACTCCGCCGTGTCCGCCGGCGAGCTGTACCTGTCCGACCGCGAGGCCCAGCTGCTCGCCGTGTCGACACGCCCGTTCATCGGTTCGGTCCGCATCGGGATCCCCTCGTGGCGGGTGCCCGGTGCCTGACCCGACGCTCGTCACCCTTGCCGGCCAGCTGGCGGCCGAGGAGACCATGGCGTCCCGGTGCCGCATCCGCCGGCCACTGGCCGAAGCCACCGACCCCGACTCCGGCGCGACGACCACGCCGTACCGCGACCCCGACGTCTACCTCGGCAAGTGCAAGATCCAAGACTCTGGCGCCCAGGCGCGGGACGTGGAGGCTGGGTCCGCGACGGTGACCATCACCCCGCTCGAGGTGCACATCCCCGTGTCGGCCGAGTCGGTGGCCGTGGGCGACCTCATCGAGATCCTCGACGCCGACGACGCCGTCGTGCGCGTCCTGCGCGCCGAACGCCCGCACCGCAAGACGTGGCAGACGGCGCAGCGCATCCCCGTGAGCGAGTTGGAGGGGCTGACGTGACCGATATCGACATCGACGACCACGAGGCCCGTGAGCTGATCCGCGAGCTCGACAAGGTCGGCCGCAACCTGCCCCGCGACATCGTGCCGGTCGTGACGAAGGCCGGGGTGAACGTGAAGAACGACATGCGCGACGACATGCGCGACTCCCGGCACTTCCGCGGCGCGGCCCCAGCCATCACCTTCGACATCATCGCCACCCCCGGCTTCGCCGAGGCCGAGATCGGTCCAGTGTCCGGCCCCGGTCGGCGCATCGGTGACCTGGCGTCCATCGCCTACTTCGGTGGGGTGCACGGCGGTGGCGGCACCGTCCGCGACCCGATTCACGCCGCGAAGGAAGAGGCGCCCCGCTTCGAGCGGGCGCTGGACTACCTGCTCGAGGGCCTGAAGTGATCGCGCACCTGCGGGACGGTGTGAAGCCGGTCCTCGCCACCCTGGACCCGCCGGTGAACATCCACCTGGGGTACGCCTACGCCACCAGCACCACGTCCCCGATCCCACCGATGCCGTACTTCGTCCTCGCCGGCCCGACGTGGGGCACACCGGAAGAGGCGCCGGTCTGCGGCGTCGACGAGGCGCTCGACGCCGAGTTCCGGCTGACAGCTGTCGCGGCGAACCCCGAGTCGGCGGCCATCCTGCTCGGTCGGGCCCGCCGCCTGCTGTCGCCGGGCACCGCCTGGACCCGCATCCCGTACGTGGGGCGCCGGGTGCAGGTCAAGTTCGTCCGCTCCGAGGTGCTCGACGTCGACCGCGACGTCACGATCCCCGCCACGAACCGGCACCCCGGTTACGGCGTGGACTCCTACCGGCTCGTGTCCGAGCCCCACTGACCGACCCCGTGCACATCCACCGGACGCCCGGAAGGGGCTGATCTGCCATGGCTTTCGTGGCCGTCTACGACAAGCGCACGGGGCGCAAGCATTCCGTGCCCGAGCACTGGCTGAACCACCCGGTCCTCGGCCAGAACATCCGCAAGACCCCGCTGTCTGAGTCTCAGCAGCGGAAGGCCGATGCCCTCGTGGAGCAGGCCGCCACCGACGACACCCCGGCCGCCGGGGACAAGGAGTAGATCATGCGCGTCCTCGCTGACGGCAAGACGAAGTTCACCATCCTCACCACCGCCCCGGCCAACCCGGAGGCGCCCACCGCGACCGAGCTGAACGCCGGCATCGACCTGTCCTGCAAGGTCGTCGCGTCCGACTTCAACTGGTCCGCCACGGACTCGGAGAAGGTCAACGAGCCCGCCCTGTGCGACGACGCCAACGCGAACAGCCTGGGGAAGTCGAACTACCAGGTGGGCTTCTCCCTGTGGCGGGAGTACCTCGAGGCCGGCGGCGCCGACCCGAGCGCCGACGCCGGGTTCGAGGCCGTCAAGGTCAAGGGCACGACCCTCTGGGGTTACGCCCGGCTCTCCGACAAGGCCGCCACCGCCGCATGGGAGGCAGGCGACGAGATCTACCTCGGCGGCGAGTTCGCCACCGACACCCCCCAGCAGCCGCAGGGTGGCGGCTGGGTGAAGTTCCGCATCCCGGGCGAGATGCAGCGCGGCTACGACTTCATCGAGGTCGCCGCGGGCGCCTGACGCCCCCTCTGAACTGCGCCGGGCCTCACTGTCACGGGGTCGGGGCCCGGCGCAGCTTTCCCCGTGACAACCCCGTGACCACCCGTGAAGGAGCACCACCATGTCCGAAGAGCGTTCCCTGGCCGACGCGCCCGCGCAGGAGCCGAAGGTCGAAGACCTCATCGTCAACACCACCCCCGACGTCTCCGTCGAAGACCACGACTTCGCCGCGTTCCTCGCCGGCGCTCGCCCGACCCGCCGCAGCGCCAAGCTCTACATGCGCGCCGACGTCGTCGGCCAGCTCGAGGAGCTCGTGCAGGAGATCGAGGCAACTGGCGGCAACCCGGCCGACGACCCCAAGTTCCGCGAGCTGTACGACACGTTCCACTCCTCCGGGCGTTGGTTCACCGTCGAGAAGCGCTCCGGCGAGTGGGAGACGAAGTTTCGCGACGAGGTCGTTAAGCGCCTGGGCATCAAGCTCGACGAGGACGGCAAGGTCGCGTCCGAGGAGGACGGCCGCGCCATCGCGTTCGAGCAGACCGCCGCGCAGATCATCGTCCCCTCCAACGTCACCGCCGACGGCCTGCGCAAGTTGTACGAGATCAACCAGGGCGAGGTAAACAAGCTCTTCCTCGCGGTGCGCCTGGCGAACAACGAGATGGCTGAGACGGTCCGGGTGGTGGGGCCGGATTTCTCGCCGAAGCCCTCCACCTCGAGCGCTGGGCAGGGCTCCTAGACCGTCTGCGCATCGCCCGCGAGTACAAGGTCCCGCCGACCCGGTACCTCGGGCTGGGCTGGCCCGAGTGGGGCGAGACCGACCGGCTCCTGACCGAAGCGCTCGACCTGCACGACCGCCTCACCTGCCGCGAGTGCGGCGGGTGGGCGGCCGACTGCCGCGACGAAGCCACCGCCGGCCGTCACCAGGTTGTGCTGTCCGTCTGTCAGGCGGCTGCGGCCATCGACGAGTTCCGTGCCGCGCACGCGGAGGATCTCGAGCCGGGCACGGTCCTGTTCACCCGCCTGCTGCCGGAGGGCGAGCAGGCACACGACCCGCTGGCGTACGACCCAGAACGGGCCATGCGGGCGTTCGAGGAGCAACAGCAGCGGTTGGGGCTCACCGGTCCTTCGTGAGCCGCCACAGCAGGCCGAGGACCCCCACCACGGCCACCAAGGCGCCCACCGCCACCGCTGACCCGCTGGCCATCGGCATGCCGAGCACCGCGATCAGCACCCCTGCGCCCACGACCAGGACCCACTCGCGTGCGTCCATCGGCTGCTTCGTCCGTCCCTTTTCGTCCGCCATAGCGAGCCATTGAACACCGAGAGGGAGGTGCGCCGTGGGCGAACGCTCAGTAGTCGTCAGATTCCGGGCTGAGGTCGCCCAGTTCCGCGCGAACACGAAGGCCGCGTCGACCTCCCTGTCTGACTTCTCCAAGCGCTCGTATGACACCGCCCGGAAGCACAAGACCGAGTGGGACGCTGTCGGCCGGCAGACGGCGCTGGTGGGCGTCGCGGTCGGGGCCGCGCTCGGGGTCGGGATCAAGCGGTTCGCCGACTTCGACCAGGCCATGTCCGGCGCTGCAGCTGGCACGCGCGCCACCGTCAACGAGCTCGGGGCGTTGCGTGAGGCGGCGATCAAGGCCGGCGCCGACACGCAGTTCTCCGCGACCGAGGCGGCCCAAGCCATCACCGAGATGGGCAAGGCCGGCGTCGCCGTGAAGGACATCCTCGGCGGTGGCCTGAACGGTGCGCTGAACCTCGCCGCGGCGGGCCAGCTCGAGGTGGGCCGGGCGGCCGAGATCGCCGCGACAGCGCTGAACCAGTTCGGGCTGAAGGGCGTCAACGTCGCCCACGTCTCCGACCTGTACGCCGCAGCTGCCGGCAAGGCGCAGGGCTCGGTCGAAGACATCGCCCAGGCGATGAAGTTCGCCGGCGTCACCGCGAACTCGCTCGGCGTCAACATCGAGGAGACCACCGGCACCATCGGGCTCTTCGCGTCCAAGGGCATCGTGGGTGAGCAGGCCGGCACCACGTTCCGCAGCATGCTCATGTCGCTGACGTCGCCGTCGAAGATCGCCAAGCAGTCGATGGACGACCTCGGCATCAGCATGTACGACGCCAGCGGCAAGTTCATCGGGATCCAAGGTGCGGCGCAGGAGCTGCACGACAAGCTCGGCCCGCTCGACGAGGCCACCCGCAACCAGGCGCTGGGCCAGATCTTCGGCAACGAGTCGATGAACGGCGCCATCACCCTGTACCAGGGCGGCGCGGCAGCTGTGCAGGACTGGACGAAGCGCGTCAACGACGCCGGCTACGCCCAGGAGCAGGCGGCCATGCTCACCGACAACTGGAAGGGCGACCTCGAGCGGCTCGGCGGGTCTCTGGACTCGGTGCTGGTGAAGAACGGGTCGAGCGTCAACGCCGCACTGCGCGGCATGACGCAGGGCCTCGAGGACGTCGTCGACGGGTTCGGTGCCCTGCCTGGCCCGGTGCAGACGTCCGCGGTCGCGGTCAGCGCCGCAGCAGCCGCGACTGCCATCCTCGGTGGCGGGATGCTCGCGCTGGTCCCCAAGGTCAACGCAGCCAAGGTCGGGCTCATCGAGCTGGGCGTGGTGTCCGAGGCCACGGCCGCGAAGATGGGCGCCGCGGCCGTGTCGGCGGCCAAGATCGCCGCCGGCGTCGCCGCCGTGGTCGCCGTCGCGGCGGCCGCCACCAAGCTCGCCGACTACGCCCCCAACGCGCACGCGGCGTCCCTGAGCACCGCCGAGCTGGCGACCGAACTGCAGCGCCTCGGCAACGGGCTGACCGGCACGGAGAAGCTGGGCCAGCTCTTCTCCACCAGCGGCCCGCTCGGCGACAACGTGCGGACCAGCGCCGACGCCCTGGACCACTTCGCCGAGTCCGCGCAGATCGCGTTCGGGCAGAACCTCAGCGACCGCATCGACCGCCTGACCGACTTCGGGAACGGCGCGGGCAAGTTCTCCGAGCAGGTGTCCCAGATCGACAAGGGCCTGGCCGAGCTCGCGAACAGCGGTCACGTCGACGAGGCATACAACGCCTACTCCAAGTTCATCACCGCCTTGGAGAACGCCAACACCAACGGCGCCGGCATCGACATCGCCGCGGTGAAGAAGCAGTTCACCCAGTACACCCCCGCAGCTGCTGCTGCTGCGGAGGTCACGAAGACCCTGGCCCGGGAGACGGACAAGTCGAAGGCCGCCTTCATCGGCGCTGAGGGGTCCGCTGGGGCCGTTGGCTCCGCGATGCTGCTGCTCGGCGCCAACGCCGCCACCGCGAAGGACCAGGTCGAGGATCTCGCCAAGGTCATCAAGTCCGACATGGACTCGGCGTCGAAGTCGTTCACCTCCGCCACCGACGTGCTCGGTAAGTACGACCCCGCGGGCGCCGCAGAGAAGGCGAAGGCGGCGAGCGAGAAGGTCGCCGCTGCGGAGCAGGCCGCGCAGGACGTGCGCGAGCGGGTGGCGGCGAAGAAGAAGCGCACCGTCTCCGACACGCAGGCGCTCGAGCGGGCCGCCGCGAAGGTCGACAAGGCGCGCGCTGAGGAGAAGGCCGCGAACGCCGCCCTCGGCGAGGCCGGCCTGACGGCCATGTACCGCAACACCATCACCGAGGCCCGCCGCTTCACGAAGAACATCGACGAGGTCACGAAGCGCGGGCTCGACCCGAACACGGTGGCCAAGCTGCTGCAGGAGGGCCCGGAGAAGGCCGCGCCGGCGCTCGAGGCGCTGCTGGGGAAGAACTCCGCCAACCTCATCGAGATGAGCAACACGGCCGAGGCCGAGCTGCGCAAGATCAACAGCCGCGTGGTCGAGCAGGCCCGGCTCACGTCGATGGCACTGAACTCGTCGACGGACCAGATGGGGCAGGATCTCGACGCCGGCATGGCGATCGCCTCGGAGAAGGCCGCCCAGGGCGGCCGGGCGACGGCGGAGTCCATCGCCCGCGAGCTGGGCATGAAGGTGCCCGAGGTCGAGCGCATCGCCGCCGAGTTCGGCATCGTGCTGGCCGCCATCCCGAAGCCGCCGCCGATCCCGGTGACGGTCGACATCGCCAAGGCTCGGGCCGACCTGAGGGACTACCAACAGCAGCTGCTGAACCTGGACGGCGCGGTCGTGCACACGACGGTGCAGGTGCGGATCGCCAACGAGCGGGACCGCCGGCAGGACGCCGCGAACTCCGACCCGGTCTCGCCGTCCTTCAACCCAGTCCCGACGACCGGGCTCAAGATGCCCGCGAACGCGCTCGGTACGGAGTGGTTCCGTGGCGGCCTGAGCCTCGTCGGTGAGCAGGGCCCGGAGATCGTGTCGCTGCCCCGCGGGTCTGCCGTGTACTCCGCCCCCAGGTCGCGGGAGATCGCCGGGCACCTGGCGTCCGTCGCCCGCGGTGTGCGTGTCCCGGGTGGCATGACGGCCGGGGCGTCCAGCCACACGGAGACGAACACCCGCACGGTCAACCACTACGGCGACATCATCGCCAGCTCAACGAGCGAGTACGAGCAGGAGAAGCGGATGAGCGCCCTGTTGGGGATGAACGGCTGATGCCCCGCGAGATCGTGGGCACGGCCCGTATCCGCACCCTGGCGAGCGTGGTCCTGCTGGACCTGAACGCGGCCCCGTACACGCTCGGGGACTGGTCCGACGACGAGGAGACCGCCGACCGCACCGCCGTCGAGTCCCCGTGGGTCGATGGTGACGGTGAGACGAACTGGCGCCTGGTGTCCGGGGTGATCGAGGTGCAGGTTCGGATCGCCACCACCAGTTGGGCGCTGACCGAGACCGCCCGCAAGGCACTGTCCGACGCGGTCAAGGCGGCACCGGTGTGGCTGCTCGAGCGGGAGATCGAGGGCGTCTCCCATGTGTGGCGCGCGAACCGTCCGCTGTCCATCACGTCCCCCATCACGTCGGCTGACATCGCGAACCGTCGCCGCACGGTGGTGCTGCGGATCCCCGTCCAGCCCACACCGGCCATCACCGGATTGGAGCCCTGAGCCTCGTGTTCCTGCCCGACGCCGTGGTGAACCCCACCCTGGACCTGATGATCCGACTGTGGCCGTCGCTGGACCTGTGCCTGTCGTCGACGGAGCCGGTGATGACACCCACCGGGTACGACAACATCACCGAGCCCACCGCGGCGTCCTACGCGCCCGTCCCCGTCGCTGCCGACGACTGGCAGGCCGCCACCGACCGCGCCCTCGAGCTCGACGTGATCTGGCCGGACCTGGTCGACGACCTGGGCGTCATCGAGTGGTGGGTGCTGCGCGACTCTGGCGGCGTCCCCCAGTTCGCTGGCCGGTTCGGTCAGTCGCTCGACTTGGCCGCGGGAACATCCAACATCGTTCTGCCTCTGCGGATCGAGTCGCCCTCATCGTTTACTGAACTCGTCTGACCCTCAAGGAGATTCATCATGGCTTGGACTGCAAAGTGGTACGGCAAGGCGTTTGTGGCGGCGTTTGGGGCGACGGGTTTGAACCTCGCGTCGGGCTCGGTCAAGGCTCTGCTCGTGTCGAACGCTTACACGCCGGACCAGGACGTGCACGACTTCCTTGACGACGTGACGGGTGAACTGTCGGGTGGCGGGTACGCGCGGGCGACGCTGGCGGGCAAGGCGGTGAGCTACGACGGGGCCACGAACACGGTGAAGTTCACGTCGAACGCCTTCACATTCACTGCCCTTACCGGCACGTTCCGGCACTGCGTGCTTGTGGTTGACAGCGGCGTCGCAGGCACTTCTCCGCTCGTGGTTTGTTTCACCTCTGACGCTGACGTCACCGCTTCGGGCCAGGACGTAACGTTCACGCCTGGGTCTGGTGGCTTGGTCGACGTCGTAGTTTCCTGAGGGGGCTGAGTCATGGCAACCAATTACCCGGGCGCGCTAGACGCTTTGGCGAATCCTTCTGCTACTGACAGCCTCGACACTCCGGGCGTGGAGCATGACGTTCAGCACGCGAACGCCAATGACGCTATTGAGGCGCTACAGAAGAACGCTGTTCTTGCGCTGGTTTATGCAAGCGGCGCGTATCCGACGCGGCCGGCTGGCGTGAACGTGTGTCACTTCTTCGGTCCTGTGCAGCCGACTGGCTGGCAGGCGGGCGACCTTTGGACGGATAACTCGTGAGCAATGCCACCACTCTGCGCGGCACCCCGGCTTTTGGTGCGGGCAAGTTCGGCAACTGCCTGACTTCTGGGGTGCTGGGCACTTCGGGAACGTCGTGGGATGCCCCAACTGCCACCCTAGAGGCGTGGGTGAAGACCTCCGCGGCGACGACCCTGGTTGCCGTTGGCAACCACGGCACGGGCGCCAACGGATGGTGGATTGGCCTGAACAGCGGCGGAGTTGCGACGTTCGGTGATCCGACGTCGCTCAAGAACACCAGCGTTGTCATCAACAACGGTGCCTGGCACCACCTCGCGCTGGTAGTTGACGCGACTGGCACACGGTTCTACGTCGATGGCGTGCAGTCCGCCACCTCAACGTACACATCATTGACGATGGGTGCCGGGACCAACGCCATCGGCGGGTTCGGCGCCAACAACGGGTATGACTGGAACGGCGCCATTGACGAGGTGCGGGTCAGCAAGGTCGCGCGCTATACCGCCAACTTCACCCCGGCCGCTGCCGCATTCACGGTCGACTCTGACACGTTGGCGCTTTACCATCTGGAATCCGATGGGGCGGACGCTGTCACGCCGGCTGGTATTGCGCCGAACGATGCCGCGATTGCGTACAGCCCTTTCAATTGGAGCGTTAGCTCCACCGCGGCCAAGACGATTTGCCCTGGCGCGTACTTCCGCACGCAGTTCAGTGGCGGCGCGTGCACGCTCAACTTTGACATGTCGGGCCTCGCCACTCCATACCCTCAGATCAAGTACCGCATCGACGGCGCCGGCTGGATCACAGCCACCATCGCCGCGACGGTCCCCCTGACCATGCCCACTGACAACTCGTGGACCAAGCACACCCTTGAGGTTGTGGTCAAGTCTACGTCGGAGTTCGTTACCCGG